GATATTACCTCATTGATCTTACTACCCATGTGTTTGACAATACATCTACCTGTTAAGGTAGTACTTTGTGCAATACGGTTGTCAAACCACGATGAGCTAGAATTTCCGATAGCGCCATAAAGTGAATTTAACAAAATTTTCTTAATCAACTGGCGTCTGTCATAAAAATCAGCTTTTTCTTTATACTCACTCTTCTTAGAGGGATCAGGTTCTTCATCAGCTTTTTTGAAACATGCTTTGGCTTCTGCCTGCAACTCCTTTCTCTCACTATACCAGCGAGCCAGCAAGCCTGGTACCACACCTTCCTTGTTAAGATCAAAAATAGTGCCATTGGCACTGAGCGTCATTTGCTTTTTGGGATTTTCAAAAATCCATTGATACAGTTCGTCAGCACTGAGTTCCACAGTGGTGCCGTCTTCAAAGTCCACAGTCAGCATAACCATTTCCCTATTCATCACTTGGTTATACTCAATAATGCCAAACATCTCGTTCCAACTGTCAGCAAAAGTGCGTTTTTCCTTTTGCATCCTGTGTTGAATCAAACGATCATTACCCACAGGGCGGATTTGCCCCACTACTGTTTCCTTGCTCATGTTCAAACTTCGAATAGCACTGGGATATAGACTGTTGATGTCTACACCGCCAATCCATTTGTGCATGCCTTCAACTGGGTCAGCCACATATGCACCAGCAATACCATTGGGCTCAATGTCTTCACCCTGATCGTCTTTCATGATTTCAGGATTGTCTCTACGTCGAGTAGGAACACATAAGCCAAGATCATGTGCTTCGTTAGTAATGGCATTGTCAATAAGCTGTACTGACCCCATTGTTGTTTGGATCAACACTCCGTTTGTGTGTGCTAGATCATTGCTTAGATCAATGAATTTCAGCTTGCGATCAATTTTCACCAACAGCATAACGTCTTGCCTGTTATAGGCAATGAACTTTTCAAAGTCTTCGTTATAGAGCTTGTCCAAGCTGCCTTCGTAAGCTATCTTCTTGTCGCCCACTTCATACTCGCCCACAAAGTCCAGTCGATAACTGTGCATCTCGTGATAGGTATGCTTGCGGTACAGTTGCAGATAGTCAAGATGGACTCTGCCCACTAGATCAAAAGTAATAGTGGGCTTGCCATAGCTTTCATACTCCCTTTTCTTGGGAAATTTGTTCCAGAGACACAGCCTTTTAGTGTGCTCCTTACTCAAAATTTGAATGATACGATTGTGCAAATAGGGAATATCATAACCCTCTGAATTCCAACCTGTGAGAACATCTGCATCCTCAATGAGGGTGAGAAACACATCCAATAGCTCAGTTTCATTGCTGCACAGCACAGTGTCTTCAAATTTGTCCACAACTGCTGATGCTTGCTCTACTGTGAGTGTTTTGGGTTTGAGGACAAGAGTAAAGTTTTTGCCCAGCCAACTCAAATATACAGATACTGCTGTAATGGGATTGAACGCCTCGTCAGTTGACGAGAAGCCCCGATCAGGATCAAAATCAGTTTCCAAGTCAAAAAACGCCACATGCAACTGTGGACTTGCTGTATTTTTGTAATGTTCATAAAAACAACGGAAAATGGGATTGCTATCACTTTCATATTGTTGTGTTTTTGGAACCAAGCGACACTCTCTTTGAAACTCTTCCCAACGATTGGTTTCAAATTTATCCAGCCGTTCACCATAAATGCTAGTGTATTTTCCACGCTCACTGGGAAAATACATTACGTATTTGCTGGGATATGTGTTGTAGACTCGTTTGTGGTTTACACGCTCCACAACTTGAATACAGTGTTTGTCTTTCTCCAAAATAGCATCAACATACGTCATCCAAAACTCCATAATCCATATAAATTCAACCCTGTATAAAACAACATCATTACAGCGAGTAATAGATTCTTACGCAAAATACTGCTGATGGTCAAGGCTACACTGCCAAACAACCAAAACAAATACAATGTGCTCAAAGGTAATATTTGAAAGGCTTAAACGGCGACAGCCAGCAGTATGCTGGCTGTACCTAAAATCTCAAAAAACATTACAATCCATTTAGATCTTTGAGTCAAAGATCTATAAAAATGTATCCTTGCTTTGTATGAAGCCTTAGGAAACACCTGCTGCTTTTAGCACTTCTTCAACACTGTCCAGCTGTGTTTGAAGATCGTTCAAAGTGTCTTGATTCTGCTGGCTCATCTTGTAGGCGGTTCGGATAGCCATGTTTAGGATCTTTTTGTCAATATCCAGTTCCTCACTTACTGATCCCACTTGGTCTTTTAGTCCCTCTTTGAGGGTAGCAATCTCGCGCAACACATCAATACCTGAATTCACAAGGGCCATAATCTTTGAGCGATCATTTGGTCCTAGAGTGCCGATACCCATCTACTTTTGCTCCACGTTTGTTGTATGCCATGATTGTGTGGCAGACAGCACATGTGTCAAACAACAATAAGGCTGCTGGCTTGGACTCCATTGTTATATCCAATGAGGGAGAATTCTTGTGTGCTCTGGGCTTGCCAAGGAGTTTTGAATCCAGTGTACTGGTTCAACATGCCTCCAACAGAAAAGTTAAATGACTCTTGGCTTGTTAAGGGGTTTTGGAAATTAGCTACGTCCTGGAATCTATAGCCCTCTTGTGTAGTGCTCCGCCAATTCAAAGCTGTGTCGTTGAACCAAACTGTAGATCCTGACAGTGCAACAATAGCTTCTTTGCCCAGTGTGGATCGGTATAATAACCGCGTAAATGGTTTGGATTTGCCTTGATCTTTTAAATTATCAAACAATGTCCATTCTGTGCTTGTGGTTTGAAAATCGTTGGTATAGGCTATCCAGCCTTTGCCGCCCAGCCAAACTTTTACACTACTTCCTACGTGGGCTTCAATACTGTAAATACCGCCAGGGATAATATCTGGAAGTAGTATTCTTGTCCAAGAGTCAGTGTTGTCTTCACTATAGATTACCACAGGCTGTCGCAGATGATTTGTGCAGCCCACAGCAATCCATTTTCCTAGGCCCAAGTGTTTGATATCAAACAAAGTCATGGGTTCTTGATAACTGACAAATTTTCTGACCCAAGTTGCTGGACCACCATTTCCAGACACTGCGACAAATCCAGTTTCTGCAAGGTTACTGAAGTTTTTTTCATGTCCCACAACTGTGAACAATCCTTGTCCCCATGTGATTTTGTTAACAAGCCAACTTTTGTTTTCAGGAGTGTAGGAATACCAATTTACACCATCACCACTTACTGTGAAGTCTCCAAAATTTGTAGCACCAACCCACGTATTGTTTCCATACGCCATGGATTGTATGCTGCCCAGTCCATTGACTGGACTATTGCCTGTAGTCCAGCCTAATTCATTGGTAGAGAAGGCATATAATGCCCTGCTGTACCACCGTGTGGGATCCATACCAAAACTATACAAAGTTGCCATTTCAGCTTATTTAACCGAGGGAAATTTGCCATTGCTTTGAGTTTGAGGAGGAACTCCTCCTGCTGTGACTTTGTTGAGAAATTTCCGGGCTTGTTTTTGAACAGCATCAGGTCCCACATCGGTGGTAGTGTTCACACCTTTAACTATCTTGCCCACACCAGCTGTTTCGCCAAGACTGGGTTTGAGAATCAAGTAGCCATCTGTTCCTGGCGAGAGAGAGTAGGGAAAACTCTCTTGCTTGGTTACCCAAGTCCAACCCAGATGTCTTGCTAATTTTGGTGCCATACTCTTATAACGCTTTTTCCTGCTCGGGGCCCAAGCCTGGAACCAAAGTCCATTTACAGGTAAGGTTTTTTGATGATCAATAGCATACTTGAGAAGTTGAAACACAGCACTGAAGACTTTAAAGGCTGAACCTGTGCCACTTATGTCCATGCCATACTCTGTGTGCCTAAATTCCACCTCGTAAATACCCCTCTTCTGAGGCTCTTGCAATCGAGACATTCGAAGCTCGTATTCGTTGCCATCAATTTCAAACAAAAAATCAATATAGCTGTCGCCTTCTGTTTTTATCTTCCATTTATCCCGGGGAAGTTGGTAATCAAAAGCCTCTTGCAATTTTGGTTGAACTATTGCACTGGGCTTATATACAACAAAGTCACTTGTGTCAAAATCAAAATATACTTTGGCACCAGCTCTCTGCGCCAACATTTGACCCAATGCGCTATAGAGCTTGTTCCTGCTGCCGCGTCCACCAATAAAAGTCAAGTAGTCCCATTCATGAGATCCAAGCCAACCAAAGAGGCGTCGCACCAATTCTTTCCACAAGGGTATGGCCTTAAGGCCCATTGTGCCAGTTTGTTCTATTTCCCCATCCACTGTCCATAACCAAACATAGCCCTTGGCTTGTGGATTGGGCTCTAAATCACTGGCAGCCAATGCATCCTGTAAGTCTTTTTGATTTTTATCTTGAGTAAGTCTTTGTTCGACTAAATGGTCATCATACTCAAAGCTTGTAATATATCTTGAAACTGAGCCCACATTGTCTTGTTGCCATTTGGTTGTCAATGGCTGATAAGCTTCTAGCAACTTCTTTAAGGGCACTAAATGGTAAATTCTCATACTTTTATAAGGTTTCCTTTGAGATCTGTGATAGTAATCCTATCAATACTTACAGGTGTTACCTGACAATTGGGCAGCAAATTATCTCTATCTGAAGGCTGCATGGTATCTACTGGCATATATGCTCGTGCAGTTTTATCCTCAGGTGTTATTTCCCAACTTAAGATGTATTTGCCAAACCAATCATGCTCACCAACATCAAAAAATATAGCAATAACTGGAGTGAAAGGATATTCCACAGTGCTATATCGGCCAAATTCTCTAGCACCAGTCTCATCATATTTTGGTTTCAGTCCGCCTGACTTTATTATACTTGTAAGCTTATTGGTCATATGGTATACTCGCTGGCCCACAATACTTTTGCCTGGATATAAATTATATTGGGAATATTGCATGCCAGGCTCATACCAAATATTTGCTCCAGGACGCAAACCTTTGTAACTTAAACTTTCGTCCAAGTTAGTGAATGATGCAAGCTTGTCCTGCTTGACAATTGCAAAGCTTTTGTTAGTGTGCAACACTGTGCTATCAGCAGGTGCCAACTGTTTTGCCAGCCGGAGATAGAGCTTGTTGCGGCTGCGCTCATCCCCACTGAAGTTGATGTAGTCCCAGCTGTGGGTCTGGAAAAACCATTTGAGTTTTCGTATAATCAAATCAAATAATTGGGCACTTTTTTGGTCAAACATACCTGTTACAGAGATGCTGTGATCTACAGAGAAGGACACTTCATATCCAACCCAGTTTTCTGGCACTTGCTTTTGCAAGATAGTTTGAAGCTCATAAGAAGCGTCTTTTACGACTGCTATTTGCACTTCACTGCCAGCAAATTCAAATTCAGTGTAGTGGGTTGAACCGCCCTTTATTGATTGCCAATCTCCAGGAAGTGGCTTGCCTTTAAAAACTTCATCCAGCTCTTGAGATTTTGCTGCCAACAAATGGTTTTTGATCAGCAGGAACCAATCTCCAAATTGCATTGGCTCTGAATCAAGTCCTGGAGATATCTGACTCAATATTTTAGTATATACTCTTTGTCTACTGTCCCCAGCACCTGCGAAGACCAAATAGTCCCATTCTATATTTTGTAGTAGTCCTATGATTTTTCCTACAACAATTGAAATTACATTCGCTGCACCTGTGCCTAGTAAGCCTGTTGGATCAGTTTCGCCATCTACCCTGAATATTATTTCTCTGCCAACCAGGTTTGCTCCAGCCTCTATGTTTTTCTTCATCAACACATAGGCACCAGATTGGGCCCAATCCCGACTCACACTTATTGTGATCTTATATCCTTGAAGATCAAACTCTGTTTCAAACATTTCTGCGTCGCCGCTTCCATATTTTTTCCAATCGCCTGGAATATGCTCACCACTTATGATTTCATCAACTCTAGTTGCTCCGCCGCAATGTTTGTTTTGAAACCAGTTGGCTTGGCGTTTGTCTAGAGTTGTAGCACCCTGGCGTGTTTTGAGTTTTTGTGTTTTGTCACATGTGACACCTCCGCCATACAGTCTGGTGATTTTGGATTTGAGAGTGCCAGGCGCACCTTTGCGCTCTGTTAACAATGTATCAACAGGCATTTTCTCCCAATGCAGCCATGCTGATGGTGCAACTTGGTTGTGCACACCAGGATCGTATTCTACAACCTTTCCTCGGTATATCTCCCTTATTTGATTCGCTGGTATAGAGCCTTTGACTCCCACTTCATGTGATCCTGTGCCTTGCACATGCACAATTTTTGATTCATCAGGTTTGGGCACTGCAATTACCCATGCTGGATTGTCCCAGTTGGCTTTTTGATTCCATGGTGCAAAACTATGAGCATAAGTTTCAGCTGACCTGGGTTCAGTTGAAAAATAGGTTAAGCCCTGTTGCCCAGCCAAGTTATACTCGCCTTTGCTTTGTATCACTCCTGTTTTTTTGATATTTTGAAATTCATGATTACTCATGCCCCTATACACTAGGTTGGGATTTGGAGTTATGTTTAAATTGGCACGCAAATGAGATTTGGGAACAAGCTGATCTTTTACGGCGATGACTTTGCCATCATCGTCTTCAAGTGGGTCACTTTTGATGTCAAAATAATTGGGATCATATTCGCCCAATCTACCTCTCCAGGTTACACGGTATGTGTCTCTTTTGTTTTCATTTTCTTCTGAGAGACTTTTTTGAGTCTTTAACAGCAGTTCAAAAAACGGGCCAGATACACTAGTGTTTGCTCTCTGTGGTACAAGACGCAGGTTGAGTGCTTCAATCCATTCAGGTTTGATGTGCCTAGCACGCAATCCACCGACAAAAAACAAATGAGTTTCAACAGGTGCATCGCCTTCAGTTTCTAGGACCGCATACATTCTGTTGCGGCCTTCGTGCCCAATTACTCTTGCGGATTTATTATAACGACCTTTTTCCCATTCTATTGGTATGTCTAAGACCAGCCAAGGACTGGCCATTCCCTGCCCTTGATCTAGTTGCTGTTTGATATAATCCACACTCCCAGCATATTCTCTTGACAAAGGGCTAGCCAATTTCAAAAATACACTGGGCTTCATCGCGACTCTCAAGCCAAGATAATCCACATTCTTATTGTCAGGCACTTCCCCAATGCCACTCACATTGTCGATTTTTACTTCATTTAGCAGGGCAAACAGCTCTATCAGAAGAGCTTCTTGAGCAGGCTTTTTCTCAAGTTTGCTCAATTTCTTGTAATAGTTAAGATCCTCACCCAAGTGATCCAAGGCTATTTCTCGCGCCACACTCCGCAACCGGGTGTGCTCCATCTCCACTTTGATGCCCTGTGCCAGCTGTTTCTCCACAGAGTCTGTTGACACTTTGTATTTTTTAGCCAGCTCAGCTACGCTACTGGTAGGTTTGTTCAATAGGTCATTCAGTTTCATTAGGATCTTCTTCAAGGTTGCGGATTTTTTTCACCGTTGTAGTCGGCTTTCCCCAAGGTTCTGGCCAGCGTTGAGTAAATTTGAGCCTCACATTGGCTGCAGGAATTGGCTTGTAGATTACCCAAGCATCGTAGTCTTGTTGTATATCCAATGCTGGATCAGGAGTTAGATCATTGGGATCTTGAACGTTGATTTCCCATATATCCATACTCTCACGATCATCTTGACTCCAATAGTAAGCCCAATCTTCAGCTTGTTCAAAAGTTTCAAACCCAAACACACCTGGTTGTCGCAATATATGATCATGTTCCTTTGTTTTGGGAACAAGTCCTCTCTGGCGAATGCTCAAACGGTTTCGTGTGCGTGTGACATGATAGAGTTTGGTGGGCAGCGGCTCATCTCCCTGCCCGAGCCATGGGGCAGCTTCATTTGTCTTGCTCTTGCCCCAGTTTTTTGCACCCTTTTTCCTGCACTGCACTAATGCACCGCTGGCATAGGCACTGGGCCAAACTTTGTAGCGACTCTTGACTTTGTAGTAGCAGGCATCTTGTTTTTCACTGAGCATAGAGTAGTTAACCATTTGGCCACCACAATGAGGACAACTGGAGTTTTCTTTCAGCTCATGTTCAGTCAAAGCCAGTTGGATGTTTTTCACATCTTCTGTGCGTATGTTCAAGAGAGCCGTGGTGCCTATGCTCCTGGTTTGCCAATAGCCTTGGTTGTGGAGATGCATCATCATATAGTAGAGATATTGAGGAATCAGCTGTTCAGTAGCTGTGACTTTGATTCCAATATGATAGGGACTGAATTCTTTGGTTGGTGTGCCTACATTTGTTCTATCACTGCGTCGCACAAGCCAAAAGTCAGCATCAGGAAAATTAGTTTTGATAGTGCAGAGATCTCCCAATTTTGTAGAGCCAACACTTTCTTTTGTGGCTACGTTCCGGGCCTTGCCTTCACGTTCAGGATTGGGATCTTCTCTACGCTTGCGCCTAGCAGCAGTTGCACGTTTTTTCTTGCCCAGTGCCCAAGCCTTCCGCTGTGGCAGGCATTTGGGCTTGCCTTCACCTTCACTGCCTCTTGCACAGTCGCCTCTTATCTTTCCATCTGGCCCAAATCTCACCCATTTTTGTTTGAACCAATCACGCAAGCTTTCATCCAAATATTGCGCTTCCCAATCCATGAAGTTTTCAGCAAATTTTTGGCACCGTTCTCGTATGTTTGTATCAGCAGTAACCATAATATTGAAAGTGCGTTGACTTTGGGATTGAGTTGTATCAGAGTAGCCGCAATAGACTTTTTTGACAGGACTCTTGTTGATTAGGTCAGTACAACTTTCACCATATCTTGGCATCTGCTCGCTGCATGGACTGCATGTGGTTACAATTATACAGCCATCAGGTATGCTTCCGTATTTTTTACGATAAGCCCTCATAGCCAATCGTTCAGCATGATACCATTTGTCATTGGCAAATGTGCTGAAACCTATTACAAGACGGTTGCGGGGATCCAACAACCCTGCGGCTACCCATCCGTATTTGTCAGGGTTTTTCTTTCGTCTGGTGTCAACTAGGTTACACAATGCAACTAAGATGCGATCCAGCTTTTTATAGTTGTGTATTTCTACGTTATTGTTTTCATTCAAGGGCTTGCTAGTTGTCTTTCCGCCCTTTTGTCGTTTGCGTCTAGCAGCACAGTGAGCACGTTGGCTGAACCCTTGAGGATTAGAGCAGTTGATACTCTTCTTATACTTTTTGGTCCATTTTTCCTCAACAACAGAGGGATTGCCATTCTCTATACCACTAGATTCCCACTTGCGGAAAAGAGGATGGTCAACACTTTTGGGACTGTAGACTTCCATGCTGCGATAGGCATAGTCGTTGCCACCCAAGTATTGCACATACCCTCTCAAAGCCCAAGCGCCCATGGCAGGTGCAGCACTGTGGTGAGTATAATGTTCGCTATCCGCAGCCACAACACTGCCATCTTTGTAGATCACAAATCTGGCACTGTGATACTTGTTGTTGCGTGCCAACCTTTTCAAATCTTGAATTGTGGGATTTTTGTGAACCATACGCTGGTCTTCATCAGTCCAAGCTTCTTCCAACTTCCTTCCCATTTGGACTAAACTGGTGCCTGTAAATGGGTTGTTTGATCCTCTGTTCTCCACATCGTAACCCAGCTTGTGATAAAAGCCTTCGCTTTCCCATTTGGCCTCTACGACGCTCTTGGTGGCCCCTTTGTTCTTTGCGATAGTCAAGGCGTGTAACATCAACGCTTTGCCAGCACCAGGTTTGTTGTCATAACTGCCCAACCATTTCACATGCGCCACTTGATTTTCAATCACCACATGTATTGCAGTTACACTGAACACGCCTAGATCTGGGGTATAGTTGTAGAGGAAAATGCTATTTTTTCCCAAGTTGGGATTGTCAAGTGCTCGTAAGTTATTTTTAACCACATAAGCAACAGCCTCTAGGGCTTTGAAATCCTTGTCAAGTTTTTCATACTTTGGTCCCGCAGCATCATAGCTGGCGTCGTTAATCTCTTCTTGCTCATATGTGATTGCACCCAATAAGTCTTCCAGATCTGCGCGATCCAGTTGATTAGCTGACTCCTCAAGAGGTAAGTTCCAATAACCAGTTCCTTGATCTTGAAATCCCATCTTCTCATAAAATTTGTGGCTGTTCCAGATGGGTTTCACAACAGCGAGTAAGGCACCTTGTTTCTGGCTTTGTGCTAACCCCTGCTCCAAAAGTTGCCTACCAGTGCCATTCAAACTACCTAACCAAGTGATTTTTGCTGTCTTGTTGTCGAGCAGTATGTGCAATGCACTTTGGCAACCTTCAGTGTAGAGCCAAATGCTGTTGGTACCTAGTTGTGGATCGTTTTCAAAAAGCTTCTGTGATTCCAAAACGTGACTGATGGCACGCAAGGCTCGATAGGCTTTGCTTTGCGTTCCCAGTTGACTGCTTGCCGTCGTTAGCTGGCGAGAAATTTGTTCGTTGTAGGTTTGCATCAGTGTCCCACAAGAAGTGAGAACAGCTATAGTTGGTGATGTATGGGGTGTTGTAGAGCGAGAATCAAACACTATATCCTTGGCTGGATCTTTGTAGATAGAGGTTGTTATATATCCTGATTGCAGGATATTAGGCGCATTGTCTAGTATAGTGCTATGATAGAGTTCACTGGGATTATTTTTTGACTCTTCCACAGCAGATGGCTTGCCATTCTTTGGGTCAGTGTCTTCCCACTGGCTGAACACACTGGGTTTTTGATTCTGTTGGTCCTCCTTGTTTTCCAAAATATCAACCAGCTTCATTTACAGGCTCCACATGTGTCATATAGCTGTCATCTGTATAAAAGTCCACAGCGTTCTCAACACTGTAGACTGTCATGTCTATTTGATACCCAGGATTACTGGTTATAGGATTTTTCACCCAAGCATTGTCATGCCAAATGATTCTATTGTTGGGATAAAGATAATAGTTTCCTTCATCCATTTTGAACAAATGCGCGCATTTGTGTTCAGGCGTTTCACTGAAATTGGTGTCAGTAAAAGCAGAGTTTTCCCAACCCCAGTCTAAAGTCATACAGTATTGTCCTTGACGACGTTCTCCAGTGTAAACCAACAACGTAGCCCTTAACCCCGCCATGCGTTGCCGGACCTGCACATCAATATAATGACTGAAACAGTCCCAATAAACATGTTCTGCAAGTGGTCTTACTGGTGCATCATTACGCCAACAAAAAGCAGTTATGGGTCGACGTGTCCAGTTCACTCCATTTTCCAAAAATGCTTCAAATAAAGGCGTGCGTTTCTCCATACTTGCGACACTGTGTACATCACAGGGAGTGAACTCGCCGTGGCCTTTGGCGTGATTGTAAAGGTATTGGTTACGTATTAGGCATGTTAAAACGGGGATATTATGATTCAAATATGGCATAGTATATTTATTGTCTGGACAGTGAGCACAATACAAAGTCAGTAAACATGAGAATTGGATTGCAACCCTCCAGAAATTTGTTGCATAATCAAAATTATGACCCAATTATTGATTTTTAGCGGCGCTGGTTTGAGTGCTGAAAGCGGCATCCCCACATTTAGAGAAGATAGCGAAGGTTTATGGAGCCGTTATGATCCATTGGTTTACAGTAATTACGCCACTTGGCGACAAAACTTTCAAATTGTAAATGAATTTCACAGCGACTTACGGGAAATGCTTCTGAAGTTTCAGCCAAACGCCGCCCACAAACAGGTGGCAGAATGGCAGAGAAAATACAGTGCAACAGTGATAACTCAAAATGCAGACCTCTTGCTAGAGGAGGCTGGTTGCACCCCTGTTGTGCATGTTCACGGACAGCTGGATGAAATGCAATGCGAAAATTGCAGTTATGTTTGGAATATTGGCTACACTCGATACAACATATCTCTAGGTTGTCCCAATTGCCAAAGCCTTACTGATGTCAAGCCTGCGGTAGTGTTGTTTGGTGAACCAGCACCCAAATACGAATATCTCTACAACACACTGGACAGCCTTACAGACAAAAGCCTGTTCCTGTGTATTGGAACATCAGGCTCAGTTGTTCCTGTTGATAACTTCGCAAAAGTGTTGGATTGTCCTAGTGTAATCAACGTGTTAAATTTAAATCGGGACATTGACGGCTACTTGCCTCCGATAGTTCCTTCTCACTGGACTCACTGCCTATTAGGGCCTGTAACTCAACAACTGGACAAAATAGACAAGATCTTACAAGAGCATTTTGGTTTCTAAATAACACAAACGTTTCAAGATCTGGGAAACCAAATGAAAATTCAAGACCTTACGCAACCTTTGAATGAAAGTGTAAATCAAGCCATTCAATGGCACCAGGATAACAAAGTTCCGCTAGTTGATAACATATTCCGTATTCACAGCCCAGCTTGGTTTGAGTTTTTTTGTGAGATGCGACGTCGTGTTTTTTGTGGAGACATACTCTTGGAACACGCTCTTGACCAGGACATGATTGAGAGTGATTTAGGCACGTTTGGTGTGTATGAAGGCAGAATGGTTCCGTTGGATTGTATTTTTGAAACTCCAGAAAGTCTTGATGAGGCTGAGTATCAAGGAAAAGCTGTTGAGCTCAACAAGCCCAAGAGAGGCGGTCCTAAAAAGTATTACGTCTACGTCAAGAATCCCAAAACAGGCAGGGTCAAAAAAATTGCCTTTGGTGATGTGTCAGGTTTGAGTGTTAAAATCCGCGATCCCAAACGACGCAAAGCGTTTGCTTCTCGTCACAACTGTGAACAAAAAACAGACAAAATGAAGGCTGGATACTGGGCGTGTAGAGTTCCCCGCTATACTAAATCCTTGGGATTGAGTCCAATTAGTGCCAAATGGTGGTAATGAATCCCTACAGTGACAAGAAACAAATTCAAGGTTTGGAAAGAACATTCTTTCAATCTGTAGATTCTCATGAGCTAGTGTGGCATCGAGATCACTGTCACAGACTTGTTACAGTGGTTGAGGGTAATGGTTGGCAACTTCAAATGGACAACTGCATGCCCTGCAATCTCAAGCCCGGCGATGTCGTGAGAATCCCCCGAGACACCTTCCATAGACTATTGAAGGGCTCAGGGGATTTGAAATTGTTGATCTTAGAAGACTAAGATTAGCTATTGAGGTCAGGAGCTTCGCGTTCAAACTCCTTGATATTCCAAGCTTTCACCCCAAAATATTCCTGCAACAGCTTGAGCACAATATTGGAATCAAAGTCCTTACAAGAAAACACGTCTAGGTGAAGTGTCCAAGTGTGAGGTACAAAATGACATACAATAGCCGATGTAGTAATAAGTTGCACAGCACTGATACCAGCTTTAGTAACATCGTGGTCTGCGAACCAATGAATCTCTGGTCGACCAAATGCAATCATATCAATATCGTTAACCAGTTGGTCAACCCATTTGGTTACAGTCTCTTTGTCGTTGATGGCTTCATTGCACCCTGCTGCATCGACGACCAAATGTTTGCCCCAGCTTGGTAGGTTTTTCATCTCATATGTGCTCCTTGGTATAAAAGATGGTTTAAGTGGTTATTTATAGTGTTTGAGAATAGTCATATAATTCTCTAGCAGCTAAATTCTTTTCCTTGGCTTCGCACATGAGATCCATCCTATCCCAAAACTCAAGACAGTAGCTGTTCAACGCCTTGTTCCAAGGTCGCTTGCTGTGGGCACGCAGCTTGCTTCGTTTGATACCACTTGACTCGAGCAACGCAATGTCTGGCCTGGTTGTGTTGCTGTGGGAGGGAAGTACATCTTCGTGCGGCCAAGCCACATGAATTTCTGGACGTGCACCACGCCAACTTTCAATCACCTGGGTCAGCCTTGGGTCATCTGGACTGAGATACGTTCCTTGATGAATCCAGTAGTGGTTGATGTCGAGACAGATCTTCACCTTGTCTTTCAAGGGCAAGAGATGGTCGAGACCGTAACTGTACTCATCATTCTCCACACTCAGCCATTGCTTTGTGTCACTGCTCAGCCGAGCAAAGCTGTGTTGAAAGTAATCAAGGAAATCGTCTCGACGGGCACCACCATGGATGTTGATCTCCTGTCGCTGATCACTTCCATCAAAGCCCATGAGCCGGAAAATCTCCGAGTGGTACTCGAGGTCTTCAATAGCACGCTCCACCACCTCGGGCTCATGACTCACAAGCATAGTGAACTGTCCAGGATGCGTGCTGAGTCGAATGTCGAAGTCACGTGCTAGTTTGCCTACCTCCCCAAATCCGCGCAGTGCTTCAATCATCACAGATTCTTGATAGGCAGAGCTCCAATTGGCGTGTGTGCGAGCAGGGAGGATCTCACTTCCAATTCGCATCATTCGGAGTTCTTGTGGCCAACTGCCTACAAGCTGAAACTGCCTCATAAGTACCTCAGTGTTGTAGCGCACAATGCCACACAGCTTGTCAATGGCTTGTGTACGTGTGAGCTTTTCCAGTGAGGTTACAGTTGTGCCTTTTGTGTTGTAGAGGCTGTGCCACTCTGCTGCGCTCTTCTTGTCTTTGAACTCTGTTTCAGATACAAATTTACAGCAAAAACCAATTCGCTTGTCAGTCACCAGAGTCTCCTGTGTTACACACTTTTTTAACATAGTTTGCTGTTGCGTCAAAACTTATTGCCAGGTCAACCGAAACTCAGTTACTGCCTCTTGGCTATAAAATAGCACATATAGTGGGAAGCGTTTCAGTAGGTCCGGATAGCTTCCCGCGTCCTCTTTGATGTCTTCAATTACCTTGCTGTTCATGTGTATCAAGCTGAAGCCACTGTCTCGCCAACTGTTGGTCCAACCACCGGGCTCACCAGCTGAGAACACTACCCTGAACCACGTGTAGGCACTGGCGGGCACTTCTTTGCCCCAGCTTTCTAGGCACCACCTGTAGATGGGCAGCACTTTTTCAAACTCATGCACCTTCTCCACAAAGATGTCTTGCCAGCGAATCTCGTTTATAGCCATGTGAGTTGAAACCTAGTCATGTCGCTTTTGTTGGCGAACCAAAACACCCAGTCGCCATTGTCGTGGAGATCATCGTAAATGAAACACCAATCTCCTTCAAAGTAGTCCAACCAGCCCCACATTGCCTCCTGGATGATGTTGCCTGCTCTTTCTTCACAGAGCTCTTTTTCACACCAGGCCTGCATTTCTTGCAATTTGGCGCTGTTGAGGATATCCTGATCAATACTCACACAGTGAGCAAACACATATTGCAAGAGGTCTTTGCGCTCGTAGCCATCAATACTTCTTTGGATTTTCATGCTATCCCCATACCAATGAGAATTTCACAGCATCATCTTCAGTGAGAAACCAAAACACATCACCGGTCCAGGTGTATCTGTCAGCACCAATCACAGTGTTGCACCAATGATGCATCTCCTGCCACTTGCCAAAATGGTCTTTTGATGTGTAGACATAAGGATATCCAGCGTCCTCTAGATCTTTGCCATAAATCTTTCTGTCCTGAGGAAGCCTGATCCATTTTGTTATATCAAACATGGGCGTCTCTGCTGAAAGATAGGGCCATATGGTAACTCTAATATCAATGTCAACTAGGAAAACCAATGTTTTTTTCCATGTTAGCCCCACACAAGTGAGAATTTTACTGCATCATCTTCTGTGAGGAACCAAAACACATCACCAGTCCAGGTGTAGTTGTCTTGTC